CTGCGGGAGGTATATCTGCGGGAGGTATATCTGCGGGAGGTATATCTGGTTCAGAAATGAGGTTGTTAGCAGCTGGAGAACTTCACTCTAAAAGCGAGTTTGCATCACACTACACAACAAATAATTTGCTATCACAGGAACAAGCAGAAGAGTTATATGAAGAAGTTCGAAAAAAAATATTAAATATCGGTAATATAGAACCAGCAGCATCATCAGCAACATCATCAGCAACATCATCAGCAACATCAAATAACAAAAAACAAAAAGAAGTTAAGGGAGGAGGTCGCAAACGCAGAACAAAAAAGAAAAAAACTAGAAAGAAAAGAAGAAAAAGGAAAAATAAGAGAAACAAACAAAAGAAAACAAGGTGCAATAAAACTAAACGGAGAAAGAGAAAAAAATAATTCTCACTCTATTTTTTCGTCCACTGACACATGTTATTAAATAAAGAGGTGCCTATATGGTAGGTTGAAATCTACCATATGTCCAGTTTGATTGGAATTTTTAAACGCTTCTAACCATTAAACCCCACATGAACTTTTGACATAAATGTTAGTGCTTTGATTTTGGTTTCTTCTTTTGTTTCTCCCGTCACCTTTGTTGTGGTGCTTCGTTTATATAAATAAAAAAAATATATTTAATAAATATTATTTTTATATCATTTATCGTAAATATTGTTACAATTAAGCACTGCTTTTAACAACTTTCTTGCGTCGAACAACCTTTTTCTTCATTTTTTTTGGTTCAGGCGTCTCTTCTTCCTCCGACTTCTCTTCCTCCGACTTTGTATCCTCGTCGGTGTCATCAAACGTGGGACCTGCCTTCTCTTTAACGCTTTCCTCCTTTGATGCATCATACTTCTTAATATTATCCTCCATTTCCTCATCATCGGAGTCATCCGCAATATGACATTTTCCACTTCCAACAAGTCGAACTGGTGGACGCACACAAGCCTGAACAAGTTTCCAAGTTACTCCAAATCTACCTCCTGCCATCCAAACACCAGTGCAAGCAAGAAGACCTTTAACATGAGCTGCTTTAGGTACAACATCTACTGGTCCACGCGTTCCCTGTGGAGGAGCTTCCAATCCCATTCGTTTCGCAGTTGCTTCCGGTAAGAAGACCGGTTCTCCGGTCAAATCATATAGTTCAATGCTATAAGTTCCCTCCCAATAAGGCACTTTTAATTTAAGAGTAGGATTTCTTTCATAATCTGGTTCTCCAGAACCATCTTTCTTTTTAGGAAATTTCAAAATTGGATACATCATTGCTTCAGCAACTTCTCTACTAAGTTTGCTTTTTCCAAACCACTCTTTTGATTTTGCAACAGCATCATCAAGAATCTTGTTCTGAAAATTCTCAAGATTGGTTTGAAACTTGCGAATAGAACTACTTTTATCTGGCTCAAATTGGAGAGCCATATCGAATGAAACGCGACCAGATTGTTCGTCTACTCGCTCATTAATACCCCACGTAAGCATGAGTGGAAATTGTAAGACAATGGGAGCACCTTTCAGTTGACACTGAACGGATTTACCTCCGCGTTTATTAACTGCGGCTTCTTTGTAGGTAACAGAACTGGCATTAAAGTTTTTAGCTTTGGTGATGGAATCAGATGACATGTTGTATAATATACATGTATTTAATAGTCAATCCCTTAAATCAATTTTTTTGTTAATTTTTGCAAATACTTATATTTAGCAGTCCAATGATTATTAACACGCACACAAATTATAATTTGTATGCACATTAGGTTTGAATTTATGTGCTATATATTTGAATTCGCCACATTTTGGACAATTTTCACATAAAAATATACCACATTTTGAATGCCACTCGTAATTTGGCAACGCAAAAGCCCATGTAGAACTTTTTTCTGTATAAAGATTACCTGGCGCAGTAAATAACCAAGGCGCAGGATTATTTCTCGACCAAGCTTTATTAATTGCACCCAGTTCCTTTTTTTCAGTTGTTAATTTTTTGATAAAATGTAAACTATTTTTATCATAAAATAGAAATTCTTTAACAACGCCGCATATTTCAAGAGGTAATTTTAGTTTATTAATATATTTTATTTTATCAGATGGTTTTATGAAATTTGCAATTTGCATTTTTAATAAAATGTCCACTATGATTTAAATCAATTTGAAAAATGAATAATTTTGTTTTAAAATTATTTATTTTTCAAAATATGACTATTAAACAACCTATCCATGATATAGAATCCTGTGCCATAATTACAAAATCGGATTTTGTGATGCAAATAATGTGTACAATCATCATATTTACATTGCCCATTACTATGACTTATACAGGTATTCAACGTTGAAATAGCAACCCACAAATACAACACATATATATTCATGGTATAATCTAAATATTGAAGTATAAATAAACCTATTGAGAATGACCCAATATTCGCAACTATGCATATTATATATTAACTATTATTACTTAATGTCATTTACTATGTATTAGACCTCCAATTACTAATATTTAAATATTTTGATAAAAGATTTAAACTAAATTATTGTATTAATATAATGACTACTTTAAAAAACCAGTGCAAAAAGAAAAATAATTTCTCCCCAAAAAACTTTATTAAATCACTCTTTGGAAATTTTAAAAAAACAAATGATTCTAGAATTATTGTTAAAAAACGTTCTCCCAAGATATCTCAAGAGGATTTTTTAATTTTAGAATTCTATGAGTTTGAAAATCTGCGTTCCACTAATTATAATGTAAGTCAATTAAAAAAAATGTGCCGATTTTACAAACAACTTTTATCCGGAAATAAACCCACCATCTTGAATCGATTATATTATTTCTTAAAATTATCAAATGATATTGTTAAAATACAGAAATATTATAGAGGTTGGCAAAGACGCCATTATTTCAAACTTAATAATTTTAAAAATATAGGAAAATGTGTAAATGATACTGATTTTTTAACATTGCAAGGGATTAAAAAATTACCATATTATCAATTCTATAGTTACAAAGATGTAGATGGTTTCATTTATGGTTTTAACATAAAATCATTATATAATTTGATGATGCAAAACAAAGGTGATTTAAAAAATCCATATAATCGCAAAGAGCTGCCGAAAAACATTGTCAAAAATATGAGAAAATTTATACTACTTTCAAATATTTACAAAGAACCCATCGAAATAAACTTAAAAAAAGACAATGAGGTTATATCTTTAAAAAAGAAGATTTCATTAAAGACGTTATCTATTTTTCATAGAATTGATACATTTGGTCATATAACAAATACTTCATGGTTTCTTACATTAAATCGTGAAAGTTTGATTAGATTTTTAAGAGAATTAATTGATATATGGGAATATAGGGCAAATTTAAGTAATGAAAATAAAAGAAAAATATGTCCTCCACACGGAACTCCATTTAGAGGCATAAATATAAATTCTTTAGCTCAAAAAAATACAGAAACATTGCAGAAAAACATTCTATATATTATGGAAAATTTAATATCTAAAGGCATAGATAAAGATTCTAGATCTTTAGGCGCTTTCTATATTCTGGCGGCACTTACACTAGTAAGCAGTAATGCAGCAGCAGCACTACCTTGGTTATATCAATCTGTAGCACAAATGTAAAAAATAATTATATATCTGCGGAATATTTAGGATTTTGTGAGCTTAATGGTCACAATATATATATTTCATTTAAACAACTTAAACAAATATATCTTTAATAGATTATAACATGCCAAAATCGAAGAAAACCAAAACTTCTAAGAAAACAGCTGCCAAAGTTACTACTCCTGTCAAAGTAACTACCCCTGTCAAAGTAACTACCCCAGTCGTTACAACCCCCGTTGTAGTTGAAGCGCCACCCACTCTTAATGACTCTTTTCAAGCGCTTCTAGGTCAGCTTGCTGTTCTCAGAACACAGCTTACTAGTGTGACTGGACAGGTTCGTACTCTTATGAAACGTTCCGAGCGTGAACTTAAGAATGCCCAAAAAGCAGGAAAAAAGCGTGCTCGTAAGACAGGAAATCGTGCACCAAGTGGTTTTGTAAAGCCTACCAAGATTAGCAAAGAGTTGGCTAAATTTTTGGGAAAGCCACATGGAACCGAGATGGCGCGCACCGAGGTTACTCGTGAAATTAACACTTATATTCGCGCACACAAGTTGCAGGACCCAAAAAATGGACGTATAATCCTTGCCGACTCAAAGCTCCGCAGTCTTCTCAAGCTTAAGAAAGACGACGAACTTACATACTTCAATCTTCAGCGTTACATGAGCCCCCATTTCGCTAAAAGTGAAAAGGCAAAGAAAGCTGCAGCAGATGCCGCAGCAGTCGCAGCAGCTGCAGTGACCGCATCGGCTTCCAACTAAATATATAAATAATATTGCATTATTAATTCATAAATATTATAAAATTTTTATGAATACAAATATTCAAATACTAAATAAATCCACTAATGTAAAAATTTTTATATTTTTACATATATTTATGGAAATATAAATCTCGTCGATTTTAATATTTTTATCAAACATTGTTTTTTTACTTTTTTATTTTTAATTACAATGTAAGGTATATCCTCAAAAGGATTGTATGATTTCATCAAATATAAATTAACAATGTCTTTTCTTTCGTAATATTCTTGAATAGATATATATTTATTATCCAAAAGCCAATCCATGAAACTATTACCATTATATACTTTAAATAAATCGTAATAATAAAATATATTCCGGTCTGTTTCTATATAATCATTCCCCGAACACACACATAATTCCTTAAAATCACCACACGATAAACCCAAATTACTCAATATATTATCCATATCATACAAAATTACATTATGTTTTATCAAACTAAAATATCTTAAAACCCTTTGGCAACCATACGCCATAATATCTGTATCTTCCGTTAAACAAGCCCATGTCTTATTTTTAATACATAAAGCAGCACATACTTCATCTGCTTCCCTTTTAGCCGTAATATATGTCATACCATAAGCATCTAAAAATTCTTTCACTTTATCATAATCAGACTTATTTACACATATTGTTTTTTTCTTCAAATCGTTTATTTTTTTTTTATCTTGAAATCTATTTTTACTCATCAACATATCCATTTTTATTTTTGCATCGGTTCTTAAATTTTTCCTCTTTTCCAGTGTCTTTCTTTTAATCTCCAGAGCCCATCCATCAAATACAAATACAGGATGTATATTATAATATTTAAATAGTGAGCACATCAAATACATATTTTCTATTAAAAGTCCTGCCGCTTTGAATCTATATAAATAAATACCCACGTCAATTGCCAATTTCTTGCCATAAAGACCCCTTAAATGCTGCTCTTTTGTATCAGCACCCATCTCCTTCAAAAACTTCTGTAATAATCGAATTCCCATAGATTAATTATTGTTTACTAATGACTATTTATTGTCATTAGTCTACATATTTCAATTTATTTCGCACAAACTCATCCGCATTGTTTTTGTCAATAAATTATGCTTGGGTTTTGAGTGAGAACCTTTCATTTTACTTAAAAATCCACCCATTCGGGAAATATCATTTAAAAAATATGTATCATTGTGTATATTTTTAATAAAATCCAAAAAAATATTTAACATTCTGGGCGACTTGTTAAAACATATAAAATTGTTATTATTTTTTTTGCACCATAATAAAAAATCCACATTGTTGTAAAGCAACAATGTTTTTATTATATAATACGCAAAAACATTTGTCTTTTCTTTAAATAAATATCTTCTAGCAGTTAAACTTATTTTATCACAAGAATATAAATTAGGATACTTTAACCCCATAAAATCTAAAATTTTAACCAACTGAAATAATGCAAACATTTTTTCAAATCTCATACAAACATCACAATAAAGATAAAAATTTTCTTCATCAGCCTTATCATCTAATAAAAAATAAGAGCTAATTAAAATATTCATCGTCGATGCCCAAAATTCCGAATAAGACTCAAATAAATTAAAATCACTTTTAATAGGAAATATATTTTTCACCTTTTCATTAAATTTATTTAACGGCATAGTTGAAAAATCCAAACCTAACGTATGAAATGTCTCGTGTATAAATACTTTAAAAAATTCTTCCTTTCTATAAACTATTATCTCGCCATGTGGATTACATGACATCGTTACCGCACTATTGCAATGGTCTTGAGATAAAACATGAAATTGATTATTCGGTAATTTTTTTTTAAAAGGTGTTAAAAATACATAGATTTTTAATACACGTGAACATTTATGTGGCGCATATGAAAATGCTATTTTCAACCATGTCATCATTTTTTTAACATATTTATCAAACTGCCCCAAAGAGTTAAAATCACTATTGTTTAATAAACTAAAATATATTTCAATGTCTCTATCACCAATAGTCAACTTATATTGAATATATCCTTTATTATGCTCAATTATATAATTTTGAATATATGTTGGAATATACTTAGAATCTTCCAATACCCATGACGGAACTATGTTTTCTTTACCTTCAGTTAAATGCGTTCTTATTTTATTTTGTGTTTCTTCCGCATTTGTCCACATATCCGCGGATTTAATGTCATAATACATCATCTTTAAAATATTATCCATTTTCTTTTGCTTTAATGGCGTTTTTACTCCAGAAAATTTATCAATATGTGACATTAAAAATTTCATAAGTTTCTCAGTATCTTCTGTAAAATTCATTATACTATATAAATATAAACTATTTATATAATATTTTAATTAATCGCGATAACTTCAATGGCCTTTGACCCAATTCTTGATTTTTTGAAACCTTTTAAACGTTTCATCTTAGGTTTACCTTTTGAAATACCACTCAACCTTTCTCTTACTCTCATTGTATCATAAAATACAATTGGCGGACTCCCCCTAACATGATGCTGCAATTTTGCATCTTTTGTTGCCAGCAATACCTTTTTTGGAATCTCATTTTGAGAATACTTTGCCTGTTGACCAGCCTCCATTGCAATCTGATTTCTACCACTAAAGAAATCGTCATCCATAATTATATTTTTATCCCTTTTCCAATTCTCCGATTTATATTTACCTGTTTTACCACCAGCCGATTTTGCAAAAGCAGCCGATTTTGATATTTTACTATCCGACTCCACCGCAAATAAATCATAAAATTTAGGATGACCCTTTTTAAATTTATTGGCATGATAATAATGTTCCACACTATTCCATGTCTTTCCATCCAATTTAAATTGTTCCATATGAAAATTCGATAAAACCTTTCTCCATCCAACCAACGCCGCCAATTCTGAAAATTTTTTCTGATTTTTTGGGTCTATTTTCTCACCAGCCCCTCTACCCGGCAATGGCTTGTCAGAAGATTTTGAATAAAATTGGAATGTCGTCGTTTCATCAAAATTCGGCTGCACCTTTAAATCTGACCCCTCATCTTTACCTTCCATTGACCTGTTACCTTGGTCTTCGGTATCGTCTCCAGAAATCATTCTTTGTTTTAAAATTTTGAATTTTGGTATATAATTATATATACCTGCAGTTTTTTCCATACATTTATTAATAATTAAACGTTTCAATTTAATAGGAATATCATTTACTTTAAATATTCTCTTTCTTTTATAGGTTATTAATTTATAATGATCCCCCGTATGTTCAACAATAATATAATACTTAGGTTTAAAAAACCCCTTGTCAATAATATTTTTGTCCACCATATCTCCACATAATAATATATTCTCAGTATCACCTCTGTGATAATTTTCACTAGACAAAATTATCATTTTCATATTCAACGTCAATTCTAAAATGTTTATTGCCCATGATTCTGCCCAAAAACTAGTCGTTTTTATCTTCTTTTTGAGTTTTTCCAAACTTGTAACTCCTCTCATCCATTTAAATTCACTAAACATTTCAGAAGCCAATTTCTTTTCCTGTTTTGCAATTTTAAATCTATCAACCAAAGGTTTGGCTAAATCCACAAATTTTTTCTGTTTATCTCTATCTTTTTCATTGTTTAATTGCAATTTTAATGTTTTTACTTTTAATTGAATATCCGCCATCTCCTGTCCAACTGAACTTAATTCCATAGAATACATATCAAATTGTTCTTTAAAATTGTTGAATGTAGCTTCCGTAGCCGATTGACTTACTATTTCTCTCAATTGTGCCACCGATACACCTTTACCAACACCAGTATAAGCTTCCCTTATCGTCGCAAACAAACAATCACCATTTGCCTCAACATTCTCAATATCATAATTTTCATTTTTCATAAATACCTCCACCCATTTATGACCACTATGTTTCTTGAATTTCTTTTCTTGCTTATCCTCTTCATCCGCAACTTCTTTCAAATCAACAGGCGCTTCATCATCATCCTCCTCTCGCAATTCCTCTAAAATAGTCATATCATTAGGAACTCGACTATCATTATCCAATTGTGATTTTTTTTTGGTCTCTCCTTCTACCTCCGAGCTCCCTTCTACCTCCGCGCTTCCTTCTACCTCCGCGCTCCCTTCTACCTCCTCCCCTTCCTCCGCGCTTCCTTCTAATTCTACACTGGTTTTTTTTATTTTCAGTATTTTTCTAATATACGATTCATTTACAAAATCATACAATAAAGGTATTGGGCTTTTAAGAAGTGATATATCAAAATCATTGTCATCATCCAATAAAGCAGTATACATATCCGCTGCAAATTCATACACCCCCATTTGTCCAACAACCTCTTCACCATCTGTCAAATATACAGGTATATATAATAATTTTTTATCAACATATGTATATTTTACTTTTCCAAGAGCAATTATAACCGACATTTCTGAAAAAAGCGGGATTTCATATAATTGGGCATCGTAATCCAAGTCCTCCCCGTCAACAAATTTTACAGATGGAAAATCAATACTTTTATCAATATTGGAAACTACCATATATTCTAATCTAATATTAAAAATTGTTTTAAATACTTATCTTTTTTAATTTCTTTAATATATTTCCACATTTTTTTTCTTTGATACACTTTAACTATATTTACCGATTCTTTCTCAAACAATACAATATCTTCAATCAATTCGTCTTTTTTCTTTTTTCTTTTTGAAATTTCATAATAATCAGCAATACGTTCCAATTCTTTTTTATTATAATTTGTTTTATAATCTAATTCTGCCGCAATATAATCATCCATGCCGATAAAATCATGCAATCTATCACATATATCGTCACTATCGTAATACATATCGTCATTAATTTCATCCGGAATAGCTGCAGCCATTTCATCAACTTCGTTTATTAATTCTTCATATGTGAAACATTCTTCCTTTTCTTTATTTTCCCCAAGAGTATAACTTATATTTTGTTTCTCCATTTAATTAATTAAATTTATTTGTATTTATATTGATATATTCATCAATATAGATTACAAATCTTCTTCTAAATCCATAAATTTAAACACGACTTTATTCGATAAACTGGGATATTCGGAAACTTTCATTTTCACCATATCTTCAATGAATTCAACACATTCTCTCCAATCAAAACCATCACTTTCTTCACTATTTTTCAAAATATCTTTCCCACCCTTTATTAAAATTACAATATTTTCAGCGAATTCTTCAACTTGTTCTTTATTGTCTTCATTTTCAATTAAATCTATCATTTTTTCTTTCAAATTATAAATTAAATCAAATATTTCAGATTGTTTGATTACGTCATTATTCATTAAATGAACAAAGAAACTTCCTATAGACCGGCGTTTTTCGTTTTCTTTGTTAATATCGCAAAACATATCATAATTTTCTTCTGCGCTAACATATTTAATTTCTTTGAACAATGAGGAGAAATTTTTAAAATTCCTTTTGTAAATCGCAGAAAAGGAAGGAAAAGTCTCAAGAATTGTTTTATAAAGTTTAGCATATAATGCAGACCAAAATTTATTTACACTTCCAATTTCAAAGATAGCTTCTCCGATTTTTTCCAAATCAGATTCCTCGCAATTTTTACCAATTATTTTTGTTAATGATGCAATTATATTTTCTTTCATAGTATCATAGTTTTTACTTGTCAGTTTATTCAATAATCCACGCAGTTCGTCAATATCTTTATCAACACCTTCTTCTTTTTTAACCATTTGAGTTACTTTGAAATTGCGTATTTCAGCCCAGTCATCGCTGGATATAACTTGTTTAGTTCTGGAAGGGCGATTGTTGCGTTTTTGTTTGAATACAGGCGTTTTTCTATAACTTGGTGCACCCACCAAAGCCGCCAAGTTATCAATTATTTTTATTATATCATCTTTTAAATGATTATTAATATTTATTTGATTTTGATTGGGAAAATGTATTAACGAATATTGCTGTACTAGAGATGTCATGTTGTAATATCTATAATTGCGATGTATTATTTATATCAATTTTATTAAATAAATTGAAAACAATATAAATCTAATAAACTTAAAAGCATATTGTTAATATTATCCAGATGTCCGAAAAGACCGAAACCACTACTACTACTAGCAAAGATTTTCGTAAAGAAATTTCAGAATGGGATGACCCCGATTTAAACCTTCGAGCCAATATTTTACGCGGGATTTTCGCGTATGGTTTTGAAAAACCAAGTCCCATTCAAAAAAAAGGTCTGATTCCAATGGTACAACCTGGTTGTAAAGGAAAAAGACGTGATATACTCGCACAAGCTCAATCTGGAACTGGTAAAACGGCATGTTTTGGTGTAGGCGCACTTCAAATCATTGATTCAAAAAAAGATGAAACACAAGTTCTTATTTTAGCACCAACACATGAATTGGCTAGTCAAATTAAAAATGTTATTGCAGATATTGGAAGATTTGAGGAAGTTAAAGTCCAGTTGCTTGTCGGTGGCACATCTGTAGATAGCGATAGAAGTAAATTGGATAATGAAACTCCTCAAATTGTAGTTGGTACTCCTGGTCGTGTGCACGACATGATTCGCAGAAAATATCTTAAAACAGATAAGATGGAGCTTATTGTTATTGACGAGGCTGATGAAATGCTTTCTCAAGGATTCAAAGAACAAATATACAAAATATTTCAATATATGAATAATAACATTCAAATTGGTTTGTTTAGTGCAACAGTTCCCGAAGCTCTTGAACAACTTAGTGGGAAATTTATGCGAAATCCTATTAAAATTCTAGTAAAAGCAGAACAGCTCACTCTGCAAGGAATTGCACAATATTACATCCGGTTAGACAATGATGAACAGAAATACTCGTGTATTAAAGATTTATTTGAAGGTTTGACTATTTCACAGGCTATTATTTATTGTAACTCAACTAGAAGGGTCGATGATTTAGAAGAAGCCATGGTACAGGATGAATTTCCAGTGAAAAAAATTCATGGTAAAATGGAAGAATCGGAAAGGAAAGATGTCCACAATGATTTTAAAGCGGGGGGATGTCGTGTTCTTGTAACATCCGATTTGTTTGCAAGAGGAATTGATATTCAACAAGTAAGCGTTGTTATTAATTTTGACGTTCCAAAGAGTGAACATACTTATTTGCACAGAATTGGTCGTTCTGGACGATGGGGGAGAAAAGGCATTGCGATTAATTTTGTCACCCGACATGATGGTGGTAGACTTAAAGAATTTGAACAATTTTATAGTACTGAAATAAAAGAAATGCCGTCTGATTGGGGTGCTCATTTAAAAGATGTTTAATCAAATATTGTTTGTATATAACTTCATATTATTCGTATTTTAATTTATCTTAATTTCTCTAATTTATTAAATGTTAATTAGAGAGATTAATAAAAATTTTTTGTTGCCTATTGAATTTGACAAATCTAAGAAAAAAATTTTTAATAATTTATATCAAGATTTAGAATTATTAAAAACACATAGCGATACTATTCCAGTTTATCAAAAAGTATTCCGTCCAACCACTGCTATCGGAAAAGAGTGTCTAAAAAAAATACCGGAATATTTTACTACAAACATCAAATTTTTAGAAGATTCGCAGAAAATTACTAAAAATATGAACAATGATAATTTTTTGCAAAACAATGATGTTGTTAATGATTTTTGGACAAATTGGGAGGAAATCAAAAATACAGAAGAATTTTTGGAAAAATTTCAATATATAGAATGGGAAAAGTTAGAATTTTTAAATAAATCTTCTTTGTTTTTAGCTATTTTAACATTTTATGAATTAGCATCACCTATATTGAGTTTATTTGCGCCATTAATATTATTTATTATTCCATTTATAATTCTTAAAATACTAAAAATGCCCATAACAATTGAAAATTATGGCAAAACTTTAATGCAGCAATTAGATAAACATCCCATTGGTCAAGTATTCACAAGATTCAAGGGTTTATCATGGTCACAAAGGTCATATTTGCTTCTATGTGCAGGAATGTATGTTTACCAAATATATCAAAATGTTTTGTCATGTTATCATTTTTATATTAACACATCGCAAATTAATGATACATTTAAATCTATGACTATTTATTTGAAATATACAATAAATAAGTTGAAATATTACATTGACGTTATTCAACCATATGAATCGCACAATGAATATAAATCGTATATTAAAGAAAATTTAAATGAATTGACATCTATTTATAATGTTGTGTCCAATATTCCTACAACTTCTTTTAATCCAACAAAAATGTTTTCTTTTGGAAAAATCATGAAAGAATTTTATGTATTGCAAACATGTCCAAAAATAGAAAAAACATTATTATTTTCATTTGGATTTAATGGATATATAGAAACTATGAATGGTTTAAATTATAATATTCAACATAAAAAAATGAATAAAATGCGATTTTCCAATAAAAAGACACAACTCAAAATCAAAAATCTGTATCATCCATGCATTGAAAGTGCCGCAATTACTAATAATATTGATTTAAGTTGTAATAAAATAATTACAGGGTCAAATGCTGCTGGAAAAACAACAATATTAAAAGCTACAACTATTAATGTTTTATTATCTCAACAAATAGGCTATGGATTTTATAAAAAAGGAAAAATGACACCTTTCGATTTCATTCATTGTTATTTAAACATACCAGATACAAATTCAAGAGATAGTTTATTTCAAGCAGAAGCCAGACAATGTTTTAATATTTTAGATATTATTCAGAAAAATAAATCAAAAAAACATTTTTGTATTTTCGATGAACTATTTTCTGGAACAAACCCATATGAAGCAATATCCTCAGCGCAATCATATCTATCATATATATCTAAAAACAAAAATGTTAAATTCATGTTAACAACGCATTATTTGAAATTATGTAAAATGTTTGAAAGCGATAAAACAATTCATAATTTTCATATGGAAACATATGTCCAAAATGAAAAACAAAAACACACCTATAAAATTAAAAATGGCATATCAAAAATAAAAGGAGGAATAATGGTATTGAAAGATTTAGGATATCCTGAAGAAATCGTTAAAAACGCCTTCAATAATATGAAAACTTTATAATTTCGTTTATTTGGTTAATAAATAATATTATTTGAAATAAATGATGACAAGAACACTTTTAATTAGCGCAGGAATATCTTGTTTAATAGGAGGGATTATTTTCATGTACTTTAAAAATAGAATGGGAAGAGCTGAAAAAAAAGTGGATTTAATGTTTCAACTTATACAAGAATACGAACAAACAAAATCCAATTATTCACAAGCATCCAGAAATCCATCGCCAAATGAAATGACTACAGATAGTATTAATTTAATTAGTGTATCTGATGATGATTCTTCCGACGGCTCTGATAGTGATGAAGTTTCAGATGAGGATGAAGAAACAATACATATTATCGATAATGTTGATAAAAACAACATAAAATCTATAAATTTAGAAGGAGCTGAAATTAATTCAATGTCCGTCGAGAATATAGATAATTTAGATGATATTAGTGATTTAGAAGAAAATGAAATTGACTTAAATAATGAAAATATTATACATTTACAAAAAAATGATGATATCGGAAATATAAATAATCCCGAAGTAGAAATTGAATTTAAAGAAAAAAAAAATGATGAAACATCCGCTGACGAAGATGATAGCGAAGAGGATAACGTTCAAGATGAGGATAACGTTCAAGATGAGGATGGCGGAGATGGCGAAGAGGATGCTGGTAGCGATGATGGCGAAGTAAATGATTTACAAAGCACCATTAAACAAATAATCGCCGAAGCAGATAATTCTTTAAAGGATTTGTCTGTCAAACAATTAAAACAAATGTGCGAGACACAAGGGTTTACAAACTATAAGGCACTAAGAAAAAATAAACTCATAGAATTATTACAAAATTGAATAATAAAAATATAAAGTTATTATAAATGAGTTGGGGTACTTGCTATAAAGGATCGAACAATATTCACGCTGGATTTCCAGCACTTATGAGTGATGGTAGTTGGGGGCGTGATTGGGAACCTGCTTGTGCGAATAACAACCATTTGAAAAAATCTGCTGGCATTTCAAATAATTATCAATATAGACAATATCTTATGCAAAACGCAGATGCCATTATTAAAAAAAATCAAACCAATGCATGCGAAAATTGCTGTACTTGTTGGAAAAATTTTCAAGATAGAAATGAAGTAAAATGTCCTGAAAAACATATTTACAAATCAACAGAAGATAATATTCAACCATTTGGATATGAAAACTCTGACCTTAAAAATATGTATGTCACTTCACAATCACTACAATCTAGACTGGTGGCACCTATTATAACACAAGCACAAATGCTTTCGATGCCCAATTTCAATTAAATACTAATTATATTTAAAATAGTATTTAAAACAAAAATGGCGATTCTTTATATATGAAAATATTGAGTATAGATGTGGGTATGAAATGTTTAGCATATTGTAGTTTTTCAATAGATGAATCAAAAAAATACACTATAAATAAATGGGGAGTTTTAAATTTATGCAATGAAGAAAAACGCAAATGTTGTGGGAAAACGGCAAAAAATAAACCATGTGATAAAAATTCAAAATATCATAAAAATGAAAAGTATTTCTGCAAAATTCACGCCAAAAAACAAAATTATAAAATGCCGACGAACGAATTAAAAAAAACAAATGTTAAAAAGTTAAAAATAACTGAACTTAAAACACTTATTAAAAAATATGACTTTGATATTAGTTCTTTTGGAGAGAAAAAAAGAAAAAAAGTGGATTATCAAAATATTATATTTGATGAATTGGATACATATTATTTAAATTTTGTTGAAAATATCAAAGCACGCTCTATAAAGCTAACAACATATGGAAAAAAATTAAAAGAAGGTTTTGAAGGATTATTTGATTCATATGATTTTGATATTGTTATTGTCGAAAATCAAATCGGACCTTTGGCTTTACGAATGAAAACTTTACAGGGAATGATAATGCAACATTTTATAGAAAGGAATATTCGTGTAGAAGAAATTTCCGCAGCGAACAAACTCAAAGACTACATTCCTTCAAAAAAGAAAACAAAATATTCAGAAAGAAAAAAATTAGGCATATCTGTGACAAAATCTTTATTAAATGAAAATATATTATTAGAGGAATGGTCACAAGTTTTTATAAAACATTCAAAAAAAGACGACCTGGCCGATTCTTTTTTACAAGGACTTTGGTATATTAAACATAAATTATAATTAATTATGCGTCTTACTTAAAATTAAAAGTTCTAGTAAAAACATAATGAATGAAGTTATTAATATTACCCCGTCAAATCCACCAAATTTAATGACAACCGACGTTGGCGAAATTGGTACTATTAAATTAAATAATCTTCCAAAAGTGGACACAATTGAAAGAAAATCTGTGAATTTCGGACCTGGTGCCGAAATGCTTATGAATGATAAAAGACGCACAAGTTCTCCAAAATCAGATATTAACCTGTCTGATTTAGAATCATTGGATAAAAATATTAATTTAAACGAAAGTAATATTTCAAGAAAAGATGCAACATCGAGCATGTTTTCAAGTATGAATTCAAATATCGGTGAAAAAAAAGGCATTTCTATAGATGTTACTGAAATACCTAAAATATTACCGGGTGTTGAAAATTTAGGAAAAGCTACGGCAAATGGGGATAAAAAGGATAAAACTTGGGATGGATTTAACAAATTTAATGAAATTCCAGTTAATCCCGATATTAACGCACCACAAAAACCTCAAATGTCTAGCCAAGATATTTTAAGAGAAAAACTCAAAATATTAAGAAAACTTGAAGCAATGGAAAAAAAAGGTATTGAATTAACAAAAAAATATACGATGGATAGCCCCTTGTCCGAGATGCAGGGAGAATATGAAATGATTAAAAATGAAAAAGAAAAAGGAAACTCCGTGAAATTCCAAGGTAAAATGCTTATGGCAGCCGTTTCCGCTATCGAATTTTTAAACGGGAAATTTGACCCCTTTGATGTTAAACTTGATGGTTGGGGTGAATCTGTTAGTGAAAATTTAGACGAATATGATGATATTTTTGGCGAATTGCATGAAAAATATGGCGGTAAAACTAAAATGGCACCGGAACTGAAATTATTATTCATGTTAGGAGGAAGTGCTGCTATGCTTCATATGACAAACACAATGTTTAAATCATCTATGCCTGGTATGGATGATATAATGAGACAAAATCCTGAACTTATGCAACAATTCACTCAGGCGGCCGTAAGTAGTATGAGTCAGGAAAATCCAGGGTTTGGTGGATTTATGTCCGGTGTGATGGGAGGTCAACAACCCATGCCACCAATGGGTAGTCCTCCTGGACCAACTCCGCAAATGCGAGCAAAACCACCACAAATGAAACAACGCACTTCCAGTAGACCAGATATAGGGATGGCAAGAGGGGTCGCGCACTTTAATGATTCTATTAATATGGAAGAGAAATTTACATCGGTAAATCAAAAAAAATCGACAAGAACACGTCCAGAAATGAGAGGACCAGGTAATATTGATGATATACTCTCAGGCTTAAAAACGAAAAGAGTCAATATTCAAAAACCCGATAATAAGAGCACTATTAGTGTTGAAGATATGAAAAAAATGGATCCTTCATCTTTGGATTTGCCAAGAAAAAGTAAAAGAAAACCCCGCTCAGAAAGAAATACAATTAGCTTAAATTTATAAATGTTATTTTGGAGTAAATGAAATGCCACAACCGCACGATGTAGCAAAATCCTTTTCAGGTGTGAAAATAAATCTACTCTCAAAAATATTTTTACTATAATCTTCTTCTATAAAGTCAATTGTCGTTCCTAACAATAACATCTCAGACATTGGTTCAATTACTACCTGTGTCTCAGAATTTGTAATTATAACAGGTAAAGGTCGTGCTGCTGTTAAATTATCAAATTTTTTTTCATCAATGGATTCAAGTTTATAATTAAACCCATTGCATCCTCCCCCAGTTGCGAAAAATACAAAAGCAAATTTATCGCTTTTTGATAAAATATCTGTTATTTTATCCCAGGCATTAGTAGATATGGTTATGGGCCATCTTGACATAGTAGATAACTTTCTCAAGTACATTATATATATAATGATTCATTTTTAAAACTTAGATTACATTATCATAACTTAGATGTAATTTAAACATCCAAAATACACTCATTAAATATATAGGAACAAATAAAGAATACATGAAATAAATATTTACATTGGTTAAATTATCGACGGGTAACATAAAAACAAAAGGCCATAAAACTATTCTTCCTACAAGAAAACTCCAATATTGCCATTGTTTACTTTTCATTATCAATTTACGAGGTTGGTTCATTTTTATTAAAAGATATGTAATTTGACCAAAAACATTGGAGCTCTCGGCTAAAAATATGAAATATGGCAACCAATAATTAGGAGGCATTAATAACGCCAATAATGAAAATACATGATGTGCTAACAATTCTTTTCTACCAGGTTTATCTATTTCTTGTATAGAAAGAATGGAATCTGATAAAAAATAACCAAACATAATGGAAGCGGAGATGTAATAATTTTCATTATTAAAATTTATAATTGCAAAAGAAGAAGTGGATGTACTAATTAATGAATGTGCAAGAGATGGAACAGCTTTACTAATTGATTCAGATATTCCCAGTTTTCTGGAGAGAAAATATGACATGTAAAATACAACAAATGTCATGTATGTTAGAGGCGATGTTATAATTGGGGTCATTTATTTAAAAATGTTAATCATCTTTTAAATAAATTTTAATTATTCTTTCATGGCATCTTTCACCTCAACAACGCCAGAGACTTCTTTTTTAATATTGATACAATTTTTACTGCGTTCAATATCTTTTGAACCTCCCATAGTTTCTGCGCACATTTTCTGCCATATATGAGTAAGTTCATCATTTTCTAAAAAATCAGGATGATTGTCTTCCCATTCGCGTATTTTTAATATTTGTTTATGTGTAATTTTTGCAATTGAACTATCTATTTTCACATGTTGCTTATCCTTTTCCCATTTATCTTCTTCTTTTACATAAAATTGCATCCTTTTTTTATCACTACAATGAATGGGGCGGTCTTTTGGGTCTAAATCTGTTAAATTTTTGAGAAATATATTACTTATCCCTTTTACATAACCATGTTGCTGCGTGTACATTAAATCATCTAGTGATACTTTCACTTTATTTACGAAATCTGTTAAATTCATGGCGTTCTTACATTCCTCATTTAAATACATATTAATCGTCATTTTGTTATTACAATTAGTATTTGCTACGGATGGTTTTTCCGCTATTTTTATCATAGCATCTGTTAATTTTGGGAGAAGCGCAAGCAATTTATCATTTGTATTATCTGTATTGTTGAGTGAATTTTGAGGTATACATATTTTTTTATGTTGTATCAAATCTAATTTCGTAGCAAACGTCAAATCGCAATCTTCGCAACAAAATAACACAACATTTCGGCATTTTTTTTTGTGCCTCCATAATGTAGTTCTACTATTAAAAGAACATGTGCATTTACCACACATATATTGTAGAGAAACATTGTTGTTTTCACAATTTTGGCTTGTTTTTGTTGCATTTTTGCTGTTTTTTTTGTGTTTTTTTGTCAAAAAATGGGATTGTAAATTTGATTTTTTGACACTGGTAAAGTCGCAAACATCACACTTGTATTCTATGTATTTTTTCCCCAATGTCACATCTAATGTTTCATTTTCGGCTTTTTTTTGTTTCATTTTATAATAATGTAACAAAAAAAATGCCTAAATCGTTTTTTTAAGATTTGTTTCATTTTTGCTTGATTGTTTCAAACAAGCAAAAATTTGACGATTTTTTGGCATAAAAATGGATTTTTAGTTGGTTTTTTTGTGACCGAAATGATAACGGAAACGAGCGGTTGTTTTGCTCGGCATTTTTTCAGTCTAAAAGCGTGTTTCACTTTGCTTGTTTTTTGTTTCACATTTTGCTTGTTTTTTAGAAGAATCGAAAAAATCACAATTCGTAAAAAAAATCCATGTAGAGGGCGTTTTTCACTTTTTTTGTAAAAATCATCTACAACATGAAGAATGATTTGAGTGACATGCAGAAAACGGCCCCGAAAAAAAGTGGCAAATTCCCGTTTTGGACATTTTAAAAATGTCCAAATTCAAATTTTCTCAACTTTAAAGTTTTCAAAACGTGAGATCACTTTTTTTAGTGCCTTTTTTTCAGTTGACCATTTTTATTAAATTATAAATATAACTTGTATCATTTTTAATAATTTTTCTATCATTGAACATGTGGGCATTTATGCATTCTTTAAGAGTTATATTATCATTAGGTGAAATATATTTGCATATTTTAACGATTTCATTGGTTCCTTTCTTTCTAGAAAAAAACAACACTTTATCTCTCTCTTCGAAAACAAATGCCATATAGATAATATTGTTATTTTATATATGGTATTAGGTTATTTACTTTATGAAGCGGTTGATTTAGGCGTTAATGCCATTAAAATTACATATAATGGTGTGAGAGGTACATACTATTGGTGGTACAATGAAGATTATCCAGAAGTTGCACAAGAAAAACGGAAAATAGATGATATGGAAAAGTTAATTGCTAAAATTGAGAGATTAGAAAATATGTTAGAACAAAAACAAATTGACAAAGCTTTGGAGGATAAATAATATAAATATATCTATTTAATTATTATATTAATGGACAATTTTGTAATTAGGAAAAATCCCAAGCCTATATCAAACAAAGCCCCTCTGAATATTTATACTGACGGCGCATGTTCAAATAATGGAAGACCAAACGCTAAAGCAGGTTTCGGCGTTTGGTTTGGAGAGAATGATGAAAGAAATTTAAGTCAAGCTTATAATGGAAGACAAACAAATAATGTAGCTGAACTATTAGCTATTATTACTGCTTTAACTATTATTAAGGAAGATATTGAAGCCGGTAGAATTATACATTTATATACTGATTCCGATTATTCCAAAAGATGTTGCACAACATATGGCGAAAAGATGTGCAAAAAGGGTTGGCAAAATAAAGGTAAAGATATTCCTAATCGTGAAATTGTAGAAGTTGCTTATGGATTTTGTAGGAAATATCCTAATATCAAATTTCATCATATTGCTGCTCATACCGGTTTACAAGATGAACATTCAATGGGCAATGATAATGCCGATAGATTGGCAAATTTAGCCATTGGTGTAGAAAGTTGCCCGTATTCAGAGAAAAAATCATCTTCAAAAAAGAAAATGTATTTGAACGTTCCCTATTCTGAGAAAGACGAAGCAAAAAAGATGGGCGCGAGATGGGACGTCAAAAATAAAAAATGGTATATTGAACATAAAAATAAACATCGAATTCAAATGATGGGTAGATGGGGATAAAATATAAATTTATTAAAAATATATTTTATCATTTCTTCTTGGAAGACTTCTTTTTGAGCGATTTATTCTTTTTGCGAGATTTTTTATTATTTCGTTTTTTCTTTAATGTTTTATTGCCTCCTTTCCAACCACCCAAACCCATTTTTTTATTTGTCTTCTCCCTCCATAATATTTCACCTCTTCTTCTTTCTGTATGTGGGGAAAAGTTTGCATATTTGGGAAAAAATTGTTCTCTGCCTCTTGGAACACCTCTTGGAAGAGGTGGTGGTCTTGCGCCTCTTGCGCCTCTTGCGCCTCTTGCGCCTCTTGCGCCTCTTGCCCACCAACCTCTTACTCCTCGTGCACCTCGTGGTGGGAGTGGCAGTGGTAGTCGTTGTTGTTGTACGCCAAACTGAAAATCATAATTTAATCCCAATCTTCTATCTACTTGAACTACTGGTGCTGTCCATACCAGATTAGCAGTGATGTTTTCATATTCATTTGATTCTTTAAAAGGAGGTAAAGAAGACCAAGTCGGATATTCATTAGCTGGTGGACCTACAAACAACTCTTTATTGCGATTCCAAGGAAAACGTGGATGAGGAAAATCATATTTAAATGTTTCTTTAAATCCTAGGTTCCATCCCGAATTTTGTGCAGCAGGATTCATTGATACAAGTGCATATGGATTTATGAATTTGCGTGTTCTATTTTGTTCACTTGGTAATATTGATGTTGATAATCTAGCTATATCACCAGGAACAAGTAAAATTTGTATTGACTTAATTTTATTATATGCCAATGGCATTCTCCATTCATTTTTCCTTCCAGGTAGGTCAACGGCAATGGGAATATCAGGTACAGCATTATCGCGCAATTTTGATTGGGTTCTTATTTGTGGATTGACAACCGGTGCTTGAGTAAGAACATTTCCACCAGCAAATGGTGGAGGAACATCCAAGGGAACAGGTAAAGCCGCAGTTTCGCTTAGTTTACTTAAAATATACTTTTGCCTTAAAATAATATAATCAGAATATTCAAAAAAACCTGGTATTGGAAAAGGATGAACCAATACCATCCATTCGGCCCATTTTTTGGCTTCTTTTCTATATAATGGGTTTTCTTTAATTTGTTCCCAAGTTACCTCATATCTTGGCGGCACAGGGTTATCTTCCAAAAACTGACCAATTTGTTCTTGTTTTGCGTCTAAATTGTAAACAACAGCTTTAACAGCAACAACAGCGGCAGTGGCAGCATCAGTGGCAGCAGTAGCTGCTGCAGCTGCTGCAGCTCTATTCGCTCTCCCGGTGGGAATATCCATGAACGCTGGAAGAGGGGGAACGAACTGAGCGACATTGTTAGCATTATTGGCAGCAGCAACCGCGGCCCTCGTAGCGGCGGTTTCGGCGACGTTCAATGCAGGGAGACCAGTTGTTTGTTGTTGACCAAAGTCTCTCCAATCATTATAATTGTCAGGTGGTTGTGGTATATTATTAACTATATCTTCAGTAGAAGGGATTTCATGCGATATTAATGTAGGAAAATCTTGCCACCAGTCATGGTTTAGAGGCGGAGGAAGCGCAAATTGCTCAGCGAGGGGTATAGGGTATGTAAACCATTCATTTGAATGGACTTTGGGTATCGCAAATTCAATAAGACCTTGGTTTTCTCCTTCTGCTTTTTTTACTTTCCAAATTCCAAATTGACCAAATCTTCCTCCAGTCCAATGACCATCAATAATATTGTTTGGTTGAGGAGGTGGAGGACGAACTGCTCTTAATTTTAAGGCTCTTCCAATTCCAAAATATTGGTCATTAAAATTATCTGCCAATAAAGAAGGATATGGTTTATATGTTTCTAAGGCTTGATACTGGTATGTTGTCGTGGGTTTGCCTTTATTATCAACACCAACATAAGGGCGTTTTTTCCTTTCTTCATTATTATTTCCAAAATCATTATAAAGAGCATATTCATATAAAACAAATAAATTTTTCCATGGTGAAATAAAAATGATGTTTGCATCTACACCATCGTTATTATAATCAAGGTTATCTGTAAATAATCTATTTTTACTTAAACTAGGTAATTTTCCCCCAAGCCTGCGAGTATAAAAATAATATCCAGCTTTGTAAACGTCAAGTGGAAGTCCAACTGCTACTGCTGCTGCTGCTGCTGCTGCTGCAAGTGGGACCACAGAACACGCATTAATTATTTTATTTATTCTTTCAAAAAGTATAGGTACTACTTTTGGTTTTAATGACATTCCAAATGGAGCAAATGGAATTGGCCATATAGGTTTATCTTGAGCTGTAGCCCCTCCCGGTATATTTATGGACCTATAAGCATCTTTTATAGTTATATTTGGAAGTGGTCGTTGATTGAAGTCTCCAAATTGCGCTGCGAAATAATTAACATTTCTATAAGTATCAGGAATTCCTGGTTGTAAAGTCCATGTGTCGAAAGGATATCGAGTCCCTGATAGTGGGTCGGGGAGTGCTGCTGGTGCGCCTGGTCCCATTTGATTTGTTGCTGCTACTTGTCCCCAAGTTGTTTTAACATTAGGCCATCCTCTTCCTCGACCAGCGTTAAAATTCATAGCTTGGCGACAACAATATTCTAGTATATAATAATCTATTGCTTTTTTTTTATTTTTTTGATATAATTTAAAATTTTCAGTATATCTAATAGATTTTTCAGCTTTTCCCATTTTCTTTTCCCATTTTTTACTTGCAGAATCTTCTCCAATACCAACATTTGCTTTCATATCTAAAAAAGTGTTTTTGATTCGACTTATTCTAGCATCACAAAAAGCTGATTTGCCTTCTTTTGGTGGTTTTTTTTTCAACATTTTTATAGCTTTTTTAGTTTTTTCATTATTTTTTCCTATAAATCGGCCTTTTAAATGCACATTACAAACCACATATAATAAATTATCGCGCCTATTATTGGTAATAAAAAACTTAAATGAATCTTTTCCTGTTAATTCACTTAATGTTTTTGGTAAAAATTTTAAAGAATAAGAACTAACTTTAAATATCATGTCATTTGCACTTTTCTTTGGATAAAGTGGATTGGGAAATTTCAATAATGTATCTTTTTTAAATAATTTGGATAATTCGTGTGCCATTTCTTTAGAAATTTGTTTCCATTCTTTATTTTTACTATTTATTGGAAAAATTGCATATGGATTTGGTGGATTTTCATTTTCATTTGTTGGTCTTTTTAATGTTGGATATGAATCACCTGCTTTTAAATTTTGCATTGTTTGTTTTGGTGTTATAACATTTTGCACTGCTTGTGCCGCTTGTGCCTGCGGTAGTGGCGCGGAAGG